TTACGTTATGGTGGATAATCGTGTCAGCTAATAATTTACCAGGGGATACCATGTTTATACCATTAGGTATGCAACTAAGAATACCAGTAAATATTTCAGAAGTTATTAAACAATATAATTTAATCAATGGGTAGTTATGAAAATATTGTTGGTGCCCCTTTTGAAGATTGGGTAGTCGAACAACTTAAATTAAGATCTAAATTTAATGGAGATGAACAAAGAAATTCATCTAACATTAATGCTGTGTCAAATAATGGATGTTGGATTAGGGTAACTTCAAATGTATTACAAAAAAATAATAATACACCTAGTAAATTAGCTAACCAATGGATACTACAAGGAGGTACATTATCGCAAGATGGTTTAAAATATGGTATAAAAGACAATGCTTTATATTCTCATGGGGAGATAGGATTTAGACCAATGCCAGGTATTGAATCAGCTACAATTGAAAGTGCTGGTGTAGCTGGATCATTAAGAACAGCTAATATTAAAATTAAAGCTTGGGACGTAGATCAATTAGATAAACTTGATACTTTATATCTTAGATTAGGGTGGAGTGTTTTTATTGAATGGGGGCATTCAGTTTATTATGATAATAAAGGAAATAAACAAAATGGATCTCCTTTAGAAAATTACGATACATTAAAAACTGATGATGAAATTTTAAAAGAAGTTTATAAAAAGAAAAAACAAACAAATGGTAATTATGATGCTATGTTTGGTATTATTTCTAATTATACTTGGACACAAAATGAATCATTAGGATATGATATAGATTTAAAAGTTGTAGGTATGGGTCAAGTAATTGACTCATTAATGATTAATAAATCACTTGATGGAAAAGGTTCAGTAAAAACTCCATCAGAAATTCAAGCAAATAATGCTGACCCTAATCTTCAAACTCTATTTTCATATCTTCAAACCATACCTACTGAAGTTGAGAGAGTATGTGATGGAGCAGGCACACAAGTTAATTTAAATTTAGATTATTTTAAACCAATACCTCTACCAGAACATTTTATTATTGATACTCACAGATTAGGACAGGTACCAATGAAAATAGTTCTTTTAAAAGGAGAAGAGGTAACAAATGTTTCTCAAAAATTAAATGATTTTATTTTATATAGGGAAGGTATAAAAGAAAGTAAAGATATATTCTTTTCTCTAGACTCCATAAACTATCAATTTGTTTCGTCTTTAAGATCAGCAATAGGTATTCATAAAAGATTTACTGGTCTTGAAAAGGAAAGAGTTGAAGATTTAAATAATGTTTTGTCTTTTTTTAATTTACCTAATGTTACAAGTACTAAAGATGAAATTGATACTTCTTCATCTACAGTATTAAAATATTTTATTGAATATATATTAAACCCAATAGAACCTAAAGTACCAGAAGATATTTTATATCAAACGATTTCTTATTTTACTACTAAAGGAACCACAACTCTTAATATAGGGGGAAAGATTAGATGTAGTAATAATATCAAGGAGTTGAGCGTATTTGATGATAAGAATAAAAAAGTTAATCAAATTAAATTTGAATTAATAGGAACAGAAGATTCTCCTTTAAACTTTTTATTTTATATTAAATCAAATAATATTCCAGGAAGAGATAATATTTCTATTATTGTTGCTACTGATACAAATATTGTAGATAAATCATTAACAAATTCACGCAACTCACGAATTATATATTCGAACAATGATGCAAGACCAAGTTCTAGAATTCAGAATTTTATTAATCAATGGTATAATGATTCGATCACTGCATTACCTAGTGGTAGTAATAGTAATCAACTTTCATTTGAAGTTAAAAACGATGATAAGAATAGTATATCAGCAATTGTGATACCAAAAGCATTAACTGGTGAAACAGGTGTGGCAAGTACAGATATATTAAATACAGTAAATACAGTAAGAGTACAGCTACAATCATCAGACAAATATAAAGATCTGGAAATAAACTTAGAAGGAGGATCATCATATAATACTAGTATAAGACATTCTAGTATAAAGTTCCCTCCTGCACAAAATGAAACAAATACTGCTACTACAACCGATCCACCACCTATAAACGATCCGAAAGAATATAAATCAGAATTAGAACAGTTTTTAATAGAAGTAAGAGAATTTACAAATGGTAAACCTGATGGATTAGTGGATGGATATCAACCTTTTTTATCTTCTCAATTTGAAAAAACAGAAGGGCCTTTATCACAAATATTTAAAAATGATTTTAATGGTCCTGAATTATTTGGTTATAATTCTAGAAACATACATGACCCTAATTCCAATTTAAGAAAAATTAATACTGATTTAGTATCTAGAATTTATAAATTTAGTTGGGATGTAGATACAACAATTCAAAGTTATTCTTATATTTCTTTAGGAGCTTTAATTGCTTATTTGAATCATAAATGCTTGTTATATTATAACAATCAAAATGATAAAAATAAAAAAATTCATCCATATGTAAAAATAGATTTTAATAATGAAACAAATTTTTGTTTAACTTCTCCACTACAAATATCATTAGATCCAAGAATATGTCTTGTTGCTGGTAACAATTCTTTAAATCAAACCTTTACACAATTAATATCATCTGTTATACTAGAAGGTGAGGTTCCTTCTGAAATTAGTAATCAATTATCTGAATTAAATATAAATAATAGTTCCTTATTAAGAGAATTAGAAGGAAGTGGATTTAGAGATTCAAATCCTTATGTAGGTCGAATGATGTTAATTTATTTAAACATTGATAACTTACTTGAAATAATCAGAAACTTACAAACTACTAATAATGCTGGAAATGTGTATCTAAGGCCGTTTTTAGAACAAATACTAGATCAAGTTAATGCAGCAATGGGTAGTATTAATAAATTTAGAGTTAGTTATTACGATGAAGGAAATACCGTTCGTATTATTGATGATCAAACATTGAATAAACCAGAAACTATTTCTATACAAAAACTTAGTAGTAATGAAGGATCAAAATCATTTACTCCTTTCCCAATTGAAAATGTAGGTAAAAATTCTGTTGTTAAAAAATTTACTTTTAAAACAGAAATATCAAACAAATTACACACAATAATAGCTGTTTCTGCTCAAGCAGGGAATTATGGTCAAATTACAGATGCAAGTGGTTTTGGATTAGTGCAAGTAGGATTAACAGATAGAATTTTAGAAAATAAAGTTTTAACTTCTACCGATACTAAAAATTTAGATACTGAAGTGGGATTCTTTCTAAAACAAGTAAATAACATTTATTCTGGTATAGTAAATACGCCAGGTAAAAGAATATTTTCAATGCAAGACTTACCAGCTACTAATCAAATATATTCATCATTATTAAATAAAAATAAATCAGAAAACAAAGCGATAAAAGGTAAAGATATAATTCCATTATCTCTTAATATTACATTGCATGGAATATCTGGTATATTAGTTTTACAGTCATTTACATTACCTCCTAAGAGAATGCCTTCTCAATATTATTATTTACCTGGCGGGACCATACCAAGAATAGGATGGGTAATTTCAAGACAGAGTCATACAATATCAAGTAATATGTGGGAGACTACATTAACAGGATTAATGATATTAATACCAGAAAAATCAATTTCAGATGTTATCGATCCAATAAAAGATACAGTAGTAAGTTATCCAGCAGAAATATTACCAGAATCAACTTGGTCTGAAAATTATTTATGGGATGGTGGTCGTAGAATAACACCACAGCCAGTTACAATATTACCTATTGATTCAGCAAGAGTAGCTCAACCTTATGAACCAGTTTTAAAAATTTTATTAAACGCAGCTAAAAAAGATAATGTAATTATTAAAGTAGAAAGTGGGTACCGAACATTCCAAGATCAAATTAATGTCAGAAGGAAAAATAGTAATGGTAATAATTATACCAAAGAAGAGTTACTATTTAAACCACCTAGTGCGTTTTCACCAGTAGCTGGTCTTCCTGGACATAGTGATCATCAAGCCGGTACAGCTTTTGATTTTATCCTTGGATCACGAGATTCAGTAGAGTATAAATGGCTTGCTAAAAATGGCGAAAAATATGGTTTTAAAAATACTGTTGCTTCAGAACCATGGCATTGGTCTTATGTTAAAAGTTTAAATGATGCTACTATAGCTGGACTAATATGATTAGATACTATCCAAAAAATAAAATAACACCTAATTTATATAGTGATGGAAGCTCTTTGACATTAGATGGCAAGCCTTACTATGGGTATTATTATGAAACATATGATAAGAAGTTCTTTTCTGGTGCTAATCCTGAACAAGGATCAAATTTGGCATTATCTCCTATTTCACAACCATCTACTAAAGTAAGTAAACAAATAGTACCTGGTACTAATGTATCTAAACAACCTCAGTTCATTTTTGATAAAATATTAACTGTAGAAGAAGAAGTACAATCATCTTTTGATTTTACAAATAAATTTACCCCTCACCATCCAAAACCCACCACAAGTGATTATACAAAAGGATATTTTGTTAGGTATTTTAGTAAATCGGTAGGACACAATGATAGTATAGTAGAAATATCAAAAAACCAATTTGATTCTTTTAAAACGAATAGTAATAAACAAGCCTCATTACAGTATCAAGTTATTGATATATTTTGGCAGATCACAGGACCTTTACATACCACTGGTGGGTATGCTGGGATTTTAGATACAAATGAAAGACTAACAAATAATAAAGAATCAGAATTTGCAGGATTAAAAAATTATATTGGTGGTCAATATGACAAATTCAGTAATCCAGTTACATTACCTCAATCTTTGACCTTAGTGACCAAACCTGCTCTTACTCCTTTTGTAAATAGAGAACAGATATCACATATTCCCATCATTGTAGTTACTCCTATTAACTGATGCAGAACATAGACAATTATACTATTTAGTGCATGCTTTACAAATATCATTGGGTAGACAAGTATAATTTCCTTAAATATATCACTATTTATATAAGAATCAGTTTTATACAGTTTTATGAGCGATAAAGAAAAACAGTTTAGAGAGATGAATGTAATAACATATTTTATGCACATGGTAAGCGATAGCACTATCGCTTCTAGTAGAAGATTTATAACTTTAATATCATTTTTGGTATTGATGCTTATATCTTTAGTAGATTTATTTACAGAATTTACACCTACTCAATTTGTATATGATGGATTGTTTTATGTAGTAGTAGCAGGTTTTGGAGCAGGAACAGTAGAGAAATTCTCAAAGAAAACAGTAGAACCACCAGTAGAAAACAAACAATAATATGATATCAACACAAATTTTAAAATCAATATTTGGAAGAAAAGGTAAATCATCAGATCCCACTTCAACTCCTGATTCTAAATTACATAACTTAGCATCACTTAATAATGATCCTTCATTGAACAAATTACCATTTCTTTTTCAAAAGAATCTTGTTGCTTCTAAATTAGATTTAGATGGAAAGACACCGAATAAATATTTAGATAACCCTCCTAACTAATGAATGAGATTAGTGTTTCTGAAGCACAAGAGTATGATGTTATGTTTGTTGGGTCTGCTAGATTTGAATATCATACAACAATAACAGCTCATTCACCACAAGAAGCATACCAACTTGCTATGGATTTTGAAAGTAGTGATAAGTTTACTTCAATATTAGAAGATGCAAATTATTACAACTTAAACGATAATGTAGATATTGAAATTGATGGTTTTGATCCTGACGAATACATATCTGAAAATAATTACCGTATGGAAAAAATAACTCAAGAAGGTTCGTTTGTTGATCAACCTAATATGATCCCTGGCGATAAAACAAAAAAGAAATCACCAACTGATGTAATGCAAAAATGGAGATGTACGATCGATACTCTTAAACAAAAATTAAAAAAAGGGATTCAAGTAGAAACAGAACATTCTACCAATACAAGAGTAGCTGCTGAAATAGCTTTAGACCATTTATATGAAGATTTTAATTATTACGAAAAATTAGATAAAACAGGCTTAGAAGAAGAACCTAATGAAGAACTAAGCGGTCAGATTAGTAAGTGGATTAAAAAAGGAGTGGCCCCTCCTCCTCCTCCAAAAAAAAAAGTTAGGGAAATAACAGTAGGTAATGAGCCTGACATTATACAACAGGTTAAAGAATTTTTTAATACAAGATACAGTTATATCTCTCATTCACTATCTGATTCTCAGATAAATAAATTCATAAGTAATGAATTAAAACATCGTTCTTGTCCTAAAAATACTCAAGAAGCAGTAGAATGGATAGCTAGTGGATTATCAGATTACATTTTATCTAATGGACTAGCAGACGATGTTCAGCTATGATAAGGTTAAAAGATATATTAAAAGAGATAACAATAAGTGATCCAACTGATACTTTAGTACCAGGGCGATCATATAAAGTTGGATATGGTTTAAAACCATTACAGTATATGGGACGTACAAATAAAGGTCATACATTTTACCGTCCAGATGGATCAGCAGAATATCGTTCAGATTCACAAGTAGAACTCGGACTTAAAAATGGAGTAATTCGTCTCATGTTACCTGGTGAAAGATTAGATGAGATATCTATTGGATTTGGATATGATGAATTAATAAATTCATTCCCAGGACATGCTAGACAAAAAAATCCTGTAGATAGTCCTCAATACCAATGGTATGTAAAAGCTGTAGATTTTGTACAGTCAACTAATAATATACATCAAGCTGCTGAAGTGGTTAAATTTTTTCAAAATGATTTTTTAGGAATGGATTATGATGATAGAGATTCTGATGAAGAAATAGTTAAGTGGTGGCTATCAAAAGAAGAACAAGATTGGATTAGAGATGAATTAAATATAGGTAATAAATATAGTCATAGTTATGGTGGTGTTAAGAAATATATGAGAAACGAAATAACAATTTCTAACCCATTAGAACATCCTAGTGATTTAAAAGTAGGAACTAAATATGATATTAGAGATGATGATGATAAATGGCAAACACTTATGTATGATGGACAAGATTATGGTAATCAACATATCTTTGTTGATGATAATATATACGATGGAGGGAATAAAGGAATAATAAGTTGGGATCGTGGAGAATTACAATGGTATTTAGATCATAACGACATAAGAATTAGTCATACTAATGATTAAACTAAAAGATATATTAAAAGAAATAACAATCGATACTAGTGTTCAATTAGTAAAAGGAGAATATTATACATTATCGGGGAACACATGGTTAATGAGAACTAGAGAGAATAGAAAAGATCATTCAGGTCCTGCAAAATATTTAGGATATGGAAATGTTTTAATGCCAAAAGGACACGTAGATAATTACCATAAATTTGAAACAGGAGCAGTATGGGGTGATATAATAATTAGATTTTGGCCATACGAAATAGAAAAAATGCTTAAAGATGGAGAGATTAAATACTACCATCCTAGTAATGATGATACAATAAATGAAATAACAGTAACTACTGATCCATTCGGGCTTAGTGTGGGGATGAGATACGATATAGAAGAAGAAAATGGTAACCTTGACTGTTTTCGTTGTGCATATCGTGGACTTGCATCTAGTGGTTTATATAATACAGACTATGCTTTTTTTACTCATCAAAACGGAGTAAAAAGAGCATATACTTATAATCATATGAATACAATTATTGAAAAAGGACTAATTAATCCATCCAGAACCCAAGATAGTATAAATGAGATATCAGTAGATAAAAGTGATGAATTTGGATTTATAGTAGGAAATGAATATCTTGTAATGAATCGAAGTGGTGAAAATGTAGGTGATGGTACATATAAGACATACATGGGAGCTCACCCTATGTTTGACAAAGAAGATTCAGATATAGCTGCTGTTTTTAAACCAAGTTATGTAGATGCTCCATGGCGAGATGATTATCGTACATTATGGTTTAGACCATTTCATTTAGGACCTGATGGCCAATATAGAATAATTCCTGCATAATTAAGGTAGGAAATAAGTAAGATTTTATTATATTATAGTTATGCATTTTATAGTAGAAACTGTAGATCAGATAGATCATGTTCCTGTATCAAAGGAATGTTATGTTAATATTATAAGTAATAGTGATTTAATGCATCCTGCATTAAGTTATCCTAGTTTGGTTTACTATAGGGGAAATAATAAAGGATTTATATTTTGTATTGATCATTGTGAATCATTCTCAATTGAATTTGAATTAATAAAACAATTCATTTTAAAACACGAAAAGATTTATTGTATTAATGCTAAGTATCATAAATACTTTTTAGATACAGATAAGTTGATTGACATTAACTTTACGTTACTAGATCAAGGCAAACAAGTAATTCATCTTGAAGATAAGTATACTTCTGCTCATCAATTTTTTTATAGACGGCTATCTAAGACTGCAAATATTAATAAAATTATACCTATTAGTAAACATTATGAAATGCATGAGCAGATTTATAATGAATACAATAATTTATTCGGTAAAGAAGAAAATGTAGAGTTTTATAAACAATATGTAAATCTATACCAAGAGATAGAATCAAATGGGATAAAAGTAGAAAAAACAATATTAGATTTTTTTGAAATTGTTCCTGAACTATCTGTTCGAAATGGAGTAATATATTCATTATATAATCTTTATAATACTACTTGTCGTGCTACCAATTCGTTTAATAATATAAATTTTTTAGCATTAAATAAAGAAAATGGATGTAGAGAACCTTTCGTTCCAAAAAACGATGTGTTTTTAGAATTTGATTTTGATTCATACCATCTTAGATTAATAGCTAACTTGATAGGATATGAATTCAAAGAACAGTCAATTCATAAAGAGTTAGGAAAGTATTATTTCGGAAGAGAAGAACTTACTGAAGACGAATATAATGAATCAAAAAAAATAACATTCCAAAACATATATGGTGGTGTAAAGCCAGAATATATGGATATCCCTTTCTTCCAAAAGATGAATGAATACATTTATTCGATATGGGGAGAGTACATTTCATTACCTAGTGGAAGAAAGATCAGAGTGGATGAAAATATGAATCCTTTGAAAGCATTTAATTATTGCATTCAGAATTTAGAAACATTGAATAATGTTAAACTTATATCTCAAATCATTAAAAAGATGAAAGAATATAAGAGTAAGATTATACTAGTAGTTTATGATTCATTTCTAATTGACTTTGATTTAGAAGAAGGAGGTCAAATCTTAAGCGAAATAAAGAAAATCATAGAATCAAACGGACACTATGTAAAGGTAAAGTATGGAGACAACTATAATTTCCTAGGGAAATCTCAATATTTATAAGATATTATCAATAAGTAATATCAATGATCAGTGAAAGAGTACGTACTTTAATTCGTGAAATTACAATAGCAACTGTAAAAAATAAAGGAGGTAGTCCTACAAAATTTTTAAACAGTCAAGATTTAAAACAAGTATCTTTACGAATCAATAATAGAGTTGAGAGATCAGGATGGGGTGTAGAAGGAAGCTTTGATGATTTTAAAAGATATTTGTCTTTACCAATGGCTGAGCGTTTTGAAAAATCTGGTGAGCAATTAGGTGTATCTTGGGATAAAATGATTATATTTCGCTGGAACCAATTCCCTGAAAGGGCTATTCCAGTACAATATGCTGCAGAAGGCAAGTCAAGTATTAATAACCAAAGATTTACGATCGATGCAAAAACAGGAGGTCAATCTCAAATTATAATGATACGTTCCGGAAAAACTACTGTATCAGCTGATAGTGTTGTTTATGGAAGTAAAACAATAAATGATTTTCAATACTAAATAATGAGCAACAGACTTTTTTGTACTTTTACTTCCAAGGATAGCCTTGAATATACAATCGATGTAATCAAAAATCGTTACGATATTTTATTCAAAAAAATATATGTATTAAAGTCACCTGACTTACTTGAACTAATGTGTACATACAATATTACACCAGGTAATGAAAGTTCAAAAGAAATTAGTAATACAATTTTATTGCATAGAAAAAAATCAACAAATACGTTATATACTATAAATGCATTAAATTTATTAATACAAAAACTAAATAATGGAGTTTTAGATACTTCTTATATTGTAAATTGGGGTGATTACCCTAATTCAATACTACTTATTCAAGAAGGAGTTCTAAAAATTATAGCGACTTCAATACATAATATTGTAAATATCTAGAAAAAAAATACTAGAAAGTAGTTGGTTTTATGAGATTTTCTCTTTACTATTAATTTTAACATAAATTTATATCATATGGATCTAAAATTGATCAAACAAAAATTAGGTGCGTTACAGTCTCGTGGCGGATCAAAAAGTAAATCAGCTGAATTCGTTTGGAAGGCAGCAATAGGTAAACATCAAGTTAGGGTGGTCCCTTCAAAATTTGATAAAGAAAATCCATTTAAAGAACTTTTCTTCCATTATGGATTCGGGAACAGAACAATGTTGGCATTAACTAATTTTGGAGAAAAAGACCCAATTGTCGAGTTTGCTGAAAAGTTAATGGCACAAAAGCCTTATGTAGAAGAAAATTGGAAGTTTGGGGTAAAGATGATGCCAAAGATTCAAATCTTCGTACCAGTTATTGTAAGAGGTGAAGAAGAAGCAGGAGTTAAATTGTGGCAGTTCGGTAAAGAAGTTTATATGGAAATGTGTAAGTTAGCTGAAGATGAAGAAATTGGCGACTTTACAGATGTTATGTCAGGAACTGACCTTATTGTTGAAACAGTAGGTCCTGATCAAAGTGGTAGAGCTTTTAATAAAACTACAGTACGTCCAAAAAGAACATCATCTGTTCTATCTGAAGATCCAAAAGAGATTGAAAAGTGGTTAAAGGAACAACCTGAACCAACTGTGATCTTTGATAAACCAACTTATGATCAACTTAAAACTGCTTTGACTGAATATATGAATCCTGCATCAGATGAACCAGATCAAGCACCAGTTGGAACTAAAGTATCAGAAAAACAAGATGATGATGATCTACCTTGGGATAAAGATGGTAAAGACAAAAAAGAAGATAAATATTCTTTAGAGGTAAAAGGGGATAAGAAGAAGAAGAATATTGACGAAGAGATCACCAAATTATTTGATCAAAAATAATGGCTAAAAAAGATAAGCCGTCATTAAACGAGACTGTACAAAATGCAATAAAAGGGGTTGAAAAATTTAAAAAAGCAAATTTTTTACAAGGGAATGTAAAGTTCAAACCAGTTAGCTGGATCCCCTTTTCATCTGCAGTACAAGACGCTCTCAACTTACCTGGAATTCCAAAAGGATTTCTCACTCTATTAAGAGGGCATAGTGATACAGGTAAGACAGCAACAATGCTTGAAATAGCAGTTAGCTGTCAAAAAATGGGAATTCTTCCTGTTATTATTATGACAGAAATGAAGTGGTCTTGGGAGCACGCCCTTCAAATGGGATTCCAAGTAGAAGAAGTCAAAGACGATAAAACCGATGAAGTATTAGACTATAAAGGGTTTTTTATATACGTTGATAGATCGTCCTTAAATTCGATCGAAGACGTATCGTCGTTTATAGCAAATATGTTAGATGAGCAAAAGAATGGAAATCTTTCGCACGATTTATGTTTCTTATGGGATTCAGTAGGATCAATTCCTTGTGAATTATCTATCAAATCAAATAAGAATTCTAATGAGTGGAATGCGGGAGCAATGTCACAACAATTTGGTAATTTTATAAACCAAAAAATTACCCTTTCTAGAAAGGAATCTCAACCATTTACTAATACTTTAGTTGCAGTTAATAAGGTGTGGGTTGCAAGACCTACAATGCCAATGGAACAACCTAGATTATCCAATAAAGGAGGGAACACAATGTTTTTTGATGCATCTTTAATAATAACATTTGGGAAAATTGTTTCAGCTGGAACAAATAAAATTAACGCTGTTAAAGGTGGAAAAAAATATGAATTTGCTAAACGCACTAGAATTTCATGTGATAAAAATCATATAACGGGAGTAACAACTATGGGAACTGTCATTATGACCCCACACGGTTTTATCCCTGATGATAAAAAATCTATTGACGATTATAGAAACATACATTCTAAAGAATGGTCTACTGCTCTCGGCAGCCCGGATTTTAATATAGAAGTAGAAACAGAAGAATCAGGTACCACTGATATCTATCCCGAAGATATAGACGGTTAACCGCATTTATTCTATATCCTTGGATATTTATTATTAAATGAATATCCAAGGATTATGAATAAAGGATACATTTATTGTATTACTAATAAAATTAACGATTGTAAGTATATTGGAAAACATTCAAGAGATGTTCCCAATTATTTTGGTTCTGGCGTTGCTTTAAATAATGCAATTAAAAAGCATGGGATTAATAATTTTAAAAAAGAAATATTAGAAGAATGTTCAGTTCTCAAATTAAATGAAAGAGAAAAATATTGGATATCTTATTTTAATACATTTAAAGGAAGTGGATATAATCTAACCTCTGGTGGAGATGGGTGAACTAAAGGTATGAAACATACTAAAAATACTATTTTAAAAATGAAAGAAAAACAGAAAGGTAAAACAATTAGTGAAAATCAGAGAAATCAAATTCGAAAAACCTTACAAAAATATTATAATAAATTAGGTAGTAAAAAACGAAGTGAAATTTATGGAAAATCTGGAAGAGCACAAAGAGGAATTCCCAAACCACCTTTTACCGAACAGCATAAAATAAATTTATCTAAATCTCAAACAGGCGTACCTAAAAAACAAACTAAAGAGCATAGATTAAAAATTGGTAAAGCAAGAAGAATAAAAGTATCTATGTTCGATAAATCAAATAATTTTATAAAAACTTTTACATCAATAGGTGAAGCTGGGAAGTATATAGGTACTAAAAATTTAGGAGGTATTGGACTTTCCTGTAAAAACGGAAAGTCAAAAGTAAAAGGGTTTTTATTTAAATACGCAAAATGAATAGCACTTTCAGAGAAATTTTTAATTCTTTATCAAAAGAATCTAACGAGCCTACCTTGCATTTAAACAGCAAGGTACTCGTTATTGATTCAATGAATACGTTCATCCGTTCATTCGTGATGATCATGCACACAAACCCTTCAGGCCATCATATCGGTGGTTTGACTGGGTTTTTAAAGTCTGTTGGATTTGCAATCAGATTAATACGACCAACCAGAGTAATTTTTGTATTTGATGGGTTGGGTGGGTCAACAGCTAAACGAGTTCTTTTTCCTGAATACAAAGCAAATAGAAAATTAGTTAGGTTAACTAATTGGGATACATTTGATAACAGAGAAGAAGAATCTGATGCTATTACAAACCAAATAGTTAGACTGATACACTATCTAAAATGTCTTCCAGTAGATTTAGTTAGTATCCAAAAAGTAGAAGCTGATGACGTAATAGGTCAATTAGCAAAGATATTACCAGAAAAGATGGTAATCATGTCTACTGATCAAGATTTTATTCAATTAGTTACTGATAAAATTACAGTATACAATCCTTTTAAAAAACAATTTATAACACCTGATTTTGTTAAGAACAAATATAAAATGTCTCCTTTGAATTATTTGAATTATAAAATAATGTCAGGGGACGTATCAGATAACGTTCCTGGCATAAAAGGAATGGGTCCAAAGAAGGCAATTAAGCTTTTCCCTGAATTAATGGATGATATTAAGTATCCTTTAGATTTAATATTAGAGAAGAGTGAAGAATTAAAGGATAAAAACTCATTATATAATAAAATAAGTATGTTTAAGCCTGTTTTAAAGATTAATGAAAAACTAATGGATCTACATAATCCCTTAATAAGTGATACCAATGTACAAGAGATACAAGAGATCATTGCTGCACCAAAGCACACTATGGAGATAACACAATTCCTGCAAATGTACAATGATGATGAATTAGGTAACAGTATTGGTAATATAAATGCATGGCTTTTTGATTGTTTCAATTATTTAAAATCATACAAAAAGATTGATTAACGTTTTTTTTCTGTTATATTAGAATATGCAAGCACTAGAAAAACTATCAAATTACGGAAGTAGCTTTCAAACAAAGGTTATCTTTTCATTATTACATAATAAAGACTTATTATTAACTATTCATGATATTGTTGATCCTGAATATTTTGATAATCCTGCACATAAATGGATTGTTGAAGAGGTATTAAGGTACTTTTACAAGTACCATACAGCCCCTACCCTGGATTCATTTTCAGTTGAAGTAAAGAAAATTGATAATGAAATTTTAAAAATATCGATTATTGAACAGTTACGTATTATATATCACGTAACAGAAAATGATAGTAAATACGTTGAGCAAGAGTTTGTAAGTTTTTGTAGAAATCAACAATTAAAAAAAGCACTATTTTCGTCCATTAATTTATTAACTGATGGAAAGTACGATGAGATTAGAAATATGATTGACGCTGCTTTAAAAGCAGGAATGGATAAAAATATTGGACACGAATATATTAAAGATATTGAAACTAGATATAGAGTAGATGAAAGAAAAGTAATACCTACTGGATGGAAGGTTTTTGATGATCTTCTTTCGGGAGGATTAGGTGGAGGTGATTTCGGGTTAATATTTGGATCACCAGGTGGTGGTAAGTCATGGAGTTTAGTATCAATTGGTGCTAACGCATTATTAAATGGATATAATGTTATTCACTATACTTTAGAATTATCCCAAAATTACGTAGGTAAAAGATATGATGCTCATATTTCAGGTATTGCTGTAAATGAAGTGCATAATAATAGACAAGAGATTGAAAAAATTATTAAAGATGTAAAGGGTAATTTAATCATTAAAGAATACTCTCCAGGTAAAGCTTCTATGAATACTATTGAAGCTCATATTAAAAAATGTATTGATTTAGGTTTTCCACCAGATTTAATTATTATTGACTATGTTGATTTATTAAGATCAAAAAGAAAAGGGGGAGATAGAAAAGAAGAAATTGATGATAATTACACTGCTACAAAAGCATTAGCTAAAGATATGAATCTTCCAGTATGGTCTGTATCTCAAGTTAATAGAGCAGGAGCTAGAGATGAAGTTATTGAAGGAGATAAAGCAGCTGGATCATATGATAAGATGATGGTAACAGATTTTGCAGCATCATTATCAAGAAGAAGAATTGATAAAGTAAATGGTGTTGGTAGATTCCATATTATGAAAAATAGATATGGGATGGATGGTATGACATATCTAGCTGAAATTGATATAAAGGTTGGAAAAATAATTATTAGTGATAAAGACTTTGAAGAAGGAGCAGATTCTATTGATCTTAGTAGACCACCAACTACACCATCTGGTCCGATAAATAGAACGCTATTCAATAATAGTGAAAAAGAGTATCTAAGAGATAAATTTTTTCAACTAAATAAATAAATTTTTTTTTTAATCCTTCTGTTCGGCATTGGGTCTATTTATGAGAAATCCCAACCAGTCATGGATGTGAAGGTTTTAAAACCACAAAAAAAGTATTAAGCTAATGAAAAAACCCATTAAGTGGTACAGGATTGCTATCTCAAATAATTTATAAAGATATACATATATGAATATTACTCAACAAATACTAAGTGACATCACAGTTTACATGAAATACGCTCGTTATAATGAAAAATTAAATAGAAGAGAGACATGGGAAGAAATAGTTACTAGAAATAAACAAATGCATATTGATAAATTTCCCCAGTTAAAAGAAGAAATAGATCATGCATACGAATTAGTTTATGATAAAAAAATATTACCTTCAATGAGATCACTTCAATTTGCAGGTAGACCTGTTGAACTTAATAATGTAAGATTATTTAATTGTTCATTTACTCCTGTAGATCATTATGCGGTATTTTCAGAAATAATGTTTCTTTTGTTATCTGGATGCGGAGTGGGGTTTTCAGTACAAAATCACCATATAGAAAAGTTACCTGAAATTATTCTTCCTACAAAATCAAAAAGGTATTTAATTAATGATAGTATAGAAGGATGGTCAGAAGCAGTTAAAATGTTATGTAAATCATATTTTGGGATTAGCAGTGCTAAACCAGTTTTTGATTTTAGAGATATTCGTCCTAAAGGTGCAAGATTGATTACATCTGGTGGAAAAGCACCGGGACCTGAACCATTAAAAGAATGTTTGTTCCAACTGGAAAAAATGTTTGAAAGAAAAAAGACAGGTGAAAAGTTAACATCATTAGAATGTCATGATATAGTATGTTATTTAGCAGATGCTGTATTATCAGGTGGTATTAGACGTGCAGCTTTAATATCCTTGTTTAATTTAGATGATGAAGATATGCTTACCTGTAAGTTTGGTAATTGGTGGGAATCAAATCCTCAAAGAGCCAGAGCAAATAATACAGCAGTAATTATACGTCATAAAATTAAAAAGAAGGCATTTTTAGAATTATGGAAAAAAATCGAATTAAGTAATAGTGGTGAGCCAGGATTTATGTTTTCAAATGATAAAGATTTTGGAACCAACCCTTGTGGTGAAATCGCTTTACGCCCATACCAGTTTTGTAACTTAACAGAAATTAATGCTAGTAATATTGAATCACAAGAAGATTTAAATGAAAGAGCAAGAGCAGCTGCGTTTATTGGTACACTACAAGCATCATATACAGATTTTCATTATTTAAGAGATATATGGAAAAAGACTACTGAGAAAGATGCATTAATTGGAGTCGGCATGACAGGGATTGCTTCCGGAGTAGTTTTACCATATGATTTAAGATTAGCAGCAACCATTGTAGTAGAAGAAAATGAACGAGTAGCTAAAATAATAGGTATTAGAAAAGCAGCTAGAACAACAACAGTTAAACCTTCTGGTACTTCTTCACTCGTAGTAGGATCTTCTTCTGGTATTCATGCTTGGCATGATAAATATTATTTAAGAAGGATAAGAGTAGGTAAGAATGAAGCAATTAATACTTATTTATCAATCTATCACCCTGAACTAATTCAGGATGAATACTTTAAACCACATTTACAATCAGTTATTTCAATACCTCAAAGTGCCCCTGAAGGAGCTATTACTAGATCTGAAACAGCATTAGATCAATTAGAACGAGTACAAAGATTTAATGTAGAATGGGTAAAAGAAGGACATAGAGATGGATCAAATACAAATAATGTATCTTGTACTGTAACAATAGATAAACATGAATGGGAAGCAGTAGGTGATTGGATGTGGGAAAATAGAAAAACATATTCAGCATTATCTGTATTACCTCAAGATTTAGGTACCTATATTCAAGCACCTTTTGAGACAATTACTAAAGAAAGATTTGAAGAACTAGTTAATCATCTTCATGCAATTGATTTAACAAAAGTAATTGAAATGACAGATAATACTAGTTTAGCAGATCAAGCAGCATGTGTCGGTGGAGCGAACTGCGAGATAGTTTAAATAAAAGTGGTAAAATAGAGTATAATTTATTAATATTAATTTTAACTAGTTATGAAACCATTAATATCACACGAGATCCCATCCGCACTTTTTCCTTATCACGATTTAATAAATAACTATCCCTACGTGTTAGCACATTTGTTAGGAAAAAATGAAACATACACAACCTTTTATAAACAAAAATTACAAGAAGCTGAATATTCAATTTTGGATAATTCTGCTTTTGAATTAGGAAAACCAATTGATGGAAAATTATTACTTGATTTAGCTTTAGAATTTCAACCGACACATATTGTTATACCTGATGACCTACATAATTTTGAAGGCACAAAACAGTTGTGCGAAAAATTTAATCAATTAATTAACAATGAAAAACATCCTTACGCACATACCCAATTAGATGATTTTAAGTATATAGGAGTATGTCAAGGTAAAAACATAGAAGAAGCATCTGAATGTTTTGATTTTTTTACTAGAAAAGAAAAAATAGATATAATTGCTATACCATTTGACCTATTTCCAGATTCAGATAATATAACAGATAGATTCAGATTTTTAAATCATTTGTACTACAATGTATTTACTAAAACTCTTGGTAATATAAAAATACATTTACTAGGATGTAAAAATCCAGTTGAGTTTCAATTATTTAAACATTCACCAATTGCACCATATATTCATTCTATAGATACAAGTTCACCAATAGTAAATGGATTTGTAGGTAATAAATTAAATGAACACGGGCTAACTCAACCTAAGCCAAAAGAGAAATTAGCAGACAACATTGATAGAGAATTGTCAACTGGAGATATAACTAATATTATTGATAATGTAATTAAATTTAGAGAATATGTCAACTGGTGATTTTAATGCCATTGTGTCCAAGCATTTAGGACAAGCTGGTAGCTATGCTATCCAAACTGATCAATTTGATTCTAGTTTACTCGTACCAATGCCAAGAGACGTTGTTAGAAAAGAAATAGGAGTTGATCCAGACAAATTTGTTGGGTACGACGTATGGCATTGTCATGAAGCAACATTTTTATTAGATAATGGATTACCTATTGCAGGTACATTAAAGGTTGTTATATCATGTCATTCATCTTTTATGGTAGAATCAAAATCATTCAAATTATATTTGAATTCATTTGATATGTGTAATATGGGAGAGACATTTGAATCAGCAATACGAAATTATTTATTTCAAATAAGGTTCGATCTTGAACAAATAGTTAAAGCAAAAATTGCTATTGAGTTTTTTATAAATGGTGAACATGAATCTTTAATTGGTGATCCCACCATTGGTTATGAAGATTTATATGATGTTATATTAAAAGATGATTTACAGAAATTACAAATAACTGATTACGAAGGTAAAGACATATATGATAATCAATTAATCAAACCATCAACTGAATCAAGTACGTACTTATATTATACTAACGTTCTTAGATCAAGATGTAGACATACAAAGCAAAAAGATACTGGAACAGCCTTTTTTAAAATAAAAACTAAAAAAGGAATTGTAATTCCTGAAAAATTATTACAAATGGTTATCTCATTAAGAGAAGTAAATGAGTTTCATGAATTTTGTGCAGAGAAATTATACACTTCTATAATGTCTAATCCAGCCATTGACTCGTGCGTAGTAATATTAATGTACGCAAGGAGAGGATCATTAGATATTAATCCAGTAAGAGCAACACACGGAACTGATATTCCTACTTCACTTATAACATCTTACATATATACTAAAAAAACAATGGGGCAATGAGTGAGTATAAATACCAAAACGGTTCAATAGGTAAAGCATTTTACTATCTATCTCCAGATTCAACAGAAATATATGGAGGATTAGATG